GATGCTGTGGACGGTGAAAAGGAGGTCGTGATAAGGCTTTTGCAGAGCCTGGGCGATGGTGTAAAGCTCGCGCTTGTCGGAGCCGGAGTTGTTGGTCTGCGCCTTGCCGGGCACGGAGCCTACGAGGTTGGAGTGGACGCGCAGGGTGAAGCATATCATATTGACGGCCTCCTGTATGTCGCTCTCCCAGTCGCCGCCCTCCTTGTCGGAATCTATCTTGTTGATTACGACGTCGTGCTGCACGTCGCCGTTGGGGTTGACGTAGAAGGTGCTGAACCATACCTTGCCGGAGTTCTCCGCGCCGGTGAGGAAGTCGAGTATGCGCCGCTTTTCCTCGACGATGCGCGCCTGTTGCCGGGCGCGGTCGGTGATGCCCTCGGATTTGAATATGGAATCCCAGTATTTCTGCGACACTTCGATGTGGTATTTGAGAGGCGCGGAGTTGCGGAGCTTCGCTTCTTTGGCGAGGCCGATAAGCTGCTTGATGTTGAACCACTTGCCGCGAAAGAGCGCGGCATAATATGGGATAGGATAATATGTGCTGTCGGGCGTGGGAACGCGGCTGACGATAGCGAATTTGCGGCAGCGGTCGCCGTTTTTGAGCCTTTCGCGGAGGTCGCAGAAAGGCGCGGCGGCATCGAGCATTTCGATAATCTCGCAGTCGCCGAGAGTGGCGAACTTTCGCCAGTTGGCGAAATAGAGGCGCGGGATTTTGCCGTGGGTGTCCGCCGGAGCGAAGCGGCAGTAACAGGCCTCCTTTCGGATAAGGCGCACTATCTTTGTGCCCTCGGTGTTCAGTATGATTACCGACACGGCGAAGGCAAAGTGCTTGAAGTCCTGGCACACGCCGAGGAAGTAGCTTGCGAGGTCGTTGTCAAGCAGAAAGTCCTCGACGTCGGCGGCAACGGTATCGGCAGCTTGGGCGGTGTCGTATTGGAGGCCGGAGCCATAGCATACTTCGGCGTTGAACATCTGACAGGTGGCAAGGGTTTCGTCCGATTCTATCAGGTCGATGATGTCGAAGGGCATAAGGTTGGTGGCACCCCACGGCATATATGCGTGGGTGTCGGAGAGGATAGTCGGCGTAATCTCGCCGTCTTCCTTAAATACCGGCTTCGGCTCGGTGAAAGCTGCCTAGGCGCGGGCGTTGGGTAGGTTCTCGACAGAACTAAAAATAAGCTGCTCCATAATCTTGTGGGTTGTGGTGCCACAAAATTATGGAGCGAGTATGTGGGGCGAAAAGACGCTTATTCGTCTATAATAACGGTTTCTTCTTCGATTTCGGGTTCATGGCGAAAAAGTTTGTTTATTAAGGATATTGGCATTGATGTTACCTCTATTGCACCTCCTTCGATAACATTGTTTAATGTTGGAGCCATAATAAAATCCCCGTTTATTTCGGTAGCGATGGCCTTTAATAGATTCCGCTCTGTGAAGTTTTGAAAAGCCAGTGTAGTTTCCGTAGGCTCACCATTGTCAAGTCTAAAACCGACAACAGGGATATTGCCATAGAGGGGTTCGATATGTACGGATGCCTCGGCAATATTGGCCTGAAATGTATCGGTATTATCCTTAATGCCGAATACAATAGTATCATCGCTCTGTAATCCGAAAAACCATCCATAAGGACTTGGTAGAGATGTAAGATGCAGAAATTCAGCAACCTTATATAATTGTTCCAGAGTACAGTTGCTTTGTTCATAAAGCAACGAGCCATTAGCTAACTGAAAATTCTCGGATTCATTGATTAGACGCACAGCATTGAACATAGGTTCTAATAATTCCATCGTCGCACTACCTTGACTGACGACAGGAGTAAAAGTAACAGACCAATGCACGGCATATTTAGTGTCTAAATCGACTTGCAACGTATCGGGTAAGTCTGTGAAATTTATCTTGGCTTGCAATGGCGCAAACGCAAATAATATCAGTAGTAATACAGCGAGTTTCTTCATAATCGGAAAGAGTTTGAATTATAGGAGAATAAGTGCCTTTATAAATATATGCCTTCGGTATAGGTTAAGTATGATGAATGAAGATAAGGCAAGGAGTATCAATGCTCCCCATATTGCGATTAGATATCGAACAGCTTTGGATTTGCCATTTTGTGTAAATGACTTATAGAAAAGATATAAGCCATAAATAACGCAAAATGGATAAAGCAACAGCGGTATAGCAGTAAAAGCTCTATTAAACCATACGGTAACAAAAATCACATAAGCGATGAACGGAGTTGCGAAAAGCGGTAGAGCCGAAAAAATAGCGAAAGCAAAAAGGCCGGTAGGACAATTATATTCTTTTTTCAGCTTATTATAATACGGATAAGCTATTATGGGGAATCCGATAACCCATAATAGAGAATATGCTAAAAAGAATATAATAACTTCCATACGCGAAGTTACGAATAATCGGCGAGATAGGCGGCACGATTATAGGAAAACTTCGAGGCCGTTTATGCGAAAAATGCAGACGAGGCGGATTTTGCGGATTTGGCCGGAGGCCAGTACCTTGAAGTTTTGGGTGCCGGAGTATCTTGCGGCGGCCTTATTCGGGAGCGCGATGCAGTTGTGAAGATGCACGATTTCGCCGTTGCGTTTCCAAAAGGAAAGGTCTACGGGGTCGCCCGAATGTAGCATTGTAAGGGCGGTTGTATGGTGGATAGCGTTTGCCATTATGTGAAGTGATTTTTGAAGGTGTCGTTGTGGGTTCGGTCGGAGAGGCGGAGGCGGCTGTCGGGGCGCACGGAGGCGTGTCGGTATGTGAACTTGATTTTGTTGAGTTCGTCGTCGCCGTCCTGTACCTCACTGGTGCTGTCGGTGATGAGCACCCGGGGAAAGGATTCGTTGAGGTGGTCTTCCTCGTTATAGGGGCGGTCGATGATGCGGACGTCGCGCGAGGTGAAAAGCTGCGTGAGCCAGCGGGCGGTGTCGATGGAAAGCGCGTCGGCCTGAAATTCGTACTGCTGCTCTACGGACTGGTCGTATAGGCGGAGGGTGTCGGCGCAGACGGCCTCGGAGCGTTTGACTTTGGTCTTGGCGGTGGTGTCGCCGTGGAGTTCTGCCAGTTCGGGGCAGTTGAACATATTGGCGAACCACAGCCGCAGATCGGGGCGGCGGTCGGAGTAGTATATGGTGATGGAGCGGCGGCCTATCTCGACGGTCACGCCGAGGATTTCGTAAGGCATGGAGTTGTAGTATTTGGCGGTCTTCTCGTAGAGGGCGGCGTGGTGGAGGGTCAACATACCGAGGGCGTAGCCCTTGCCGTAGCCGGTGTAGCCGTCGGGCGAGAAAATGATGCGCAAGGCGTGGGTGTCGGTGCGGCGCGTGATGATGTGGTAGGCGATGAGTTCCTGGTCGAGATATTCGAGAGGAGGCCGGACGTAGAAAAGGGGCACGGGTATGTCGGGCGAGGCGGTTATGATGCGGCGCGAGGTGAGGAATTGCTGTGATATAATCGTGTATGGCTGAAGGTCGGTGTGGCGGTCGCAGTAGAGAACGGAGAAGGTGCGCGTGTCGGAGGTGCCGTCGGTGGATTGTGCTGTGATTCTGAACCGCGCGAGGGGCTGCTCACACAGCACCATTTCGGCTTCGATCACGGAAGCGAAGTCCTGGAGCGCGACGGTGCCGGAGTATGGGTAGTAGGTTTCGGAGAAAACAAGGTTTTCGCCGGTGCCGTCGAGGGTATGCAGCGATATATCCACGGCAGGGGCGGCGGTCTGCACGGTGATTCGCTCGACGGCGGAGGAAAATACGAAGTCGCCGAAGTTGAGGTGTATCAAGGTTGCCATGCCACAAAGTTATATGGCCCCGGCTGCCTCGAAAAAGACAGCCGAGGCGCGGAGTGTTCAGCCGATGCCTACCTTGTAGATGCCGTATTTGTCTTCGGCGCATAGGTGGTATTTGAGGCCACGGGCTATGCTGTCGCTTTCCATGTGGTGAAAATCTTCGCCGTCGCGCCAGCAGAACCACAGTGCCTTGCGGAAGGCGTCGTTTACGGATTCGGCCTCAATGAGCCATGAACCTTTGTCGGTGAGAACTTTGAATTTGAGCATATTATCGGGAATTTGAAATTGGGAATTTGAAATTAGGGGGAGAGAGGAAAAGCCGAGGGGGTCAACCCTCGGCGGTGGCAAGCTGTTTGAGTTCGTTGAAGTGCTGCTCGGAGATTGATGCGCCGAGTTCGCGCTTTTTCATCAGCATGAAGCGCATGGCCGATTGAGGGGTGCGGCAGTTGCAGCCTATGTTTTCTTCGGGCATCACTCCGAGAAGGTAGACGTAGAAGCCGTTGTTGCGCGAGCGTTTGAACACAAGGAGTTTGTTGGGCTTCGATGCGGTTGCCTCGGCCTGCGGTTGGGGCTGCTGTTCGGGAGCGGCGGCGGTTGTTGCCTCGGATTTCGCGGCTTTGCGGCTGCTGCGCTTTTTCGTTTTGGCTGTCGTGGTGGCGGTGGCGGTTGCGGCGGATGTGGTGGTCGTAGCTTTCATTTCTTTGAATTTTAGAGGGTTTGTTACTTGCCCCGAAGGGCTTATTGAATTTTTACGTTGCAATATCAGGGAGAAGCGGGTCGGCCAAAACAGTCAAGGGTGATTACCGTTTTGCAGGGCACCGAAAAACGGGGGAACGCGGCGCGCACACTTGCCCTTGACAGGGCCGGGAGCATCCTACCTTTGCGACAGGAAAAATCATTATGCCCTGACGGATAAGGTGAGTTGCAGCCGTCTAAAACCCGGAGGGATGATAAGCGTACTGCCGCCATGCCGCGACTGCCGATGTCGCCACGGCCATTATTGTAAAGCGGAGCGCGGAAAGTCGAGATAGAGGGATTTGCCGCCGCTGCTTGCAGCCCCGGCCACGGTGTCGGATTGGTAAGCACGATATGCCCGGCAAACGTGTTCAGGCTCTCGCGCCAATAACACCGATTTTCTTATGTCTTCTTCGGGGTGATGGCCGGACGGATATATGGCAACTGCCCTGCCGCTCGGTCGGATAAGCCATTATATGATGCGGAGCGCGGAGGGTGCATTATCGAGCATCACCAACGAACTTGAACGGCTTGCCGCCGAGGGTTTACGCCCGGCGGCTATCTCCCCTGGTGTCGGAAAGTCGAGAGTTGAGAGAGATTTTCACCGGCAAAGGGTTATGGGGCTTTATGAGCGAGTTTTCAGATGACTGGAGGCACCGGCGGCTCAATGGCAAGATTTGAGCCGTCAACTCGCGGAGTTGGCGCGGAGCGTGTCGGAGCGGCAATAGACAAATCGCGGCGGTTTGGGTCGGCGACAGGAGCGTGGGGAAAGGCTCGCCGGGGGGGGGG